AGACGATCAGGTAACTGACAGTATACATTCAGGGATCCAACAAGTCCTAGCGGGCCTCAGGCGCGCCGGCGTCAACCCGGGGGCGCTCCAGGGTGGGGATGAAACCCTGCTCAACGAGGCAGTGGATTACTACGCCACTGCAGAGTTACTGCAGATACTCTACAATCCAACTGATGATGATGGAACAACCCATGTCCAGTACTACCTTGACCGTGCGGATGCCATAATGGCCTCAGTAGTGGAAAGGGCAATCATAGAGGAACAAATAAAGGATCACAACCCATATAGTGGTGTTAGGTCCTGTTTCTACTTTAACAGTCGCTACAATGATGAATGGTGACATGGGATGCCAGAAATCGAGATTCAAATCACAGGGGACACGGATAAACTAGTAGGGTACACTGACACACTGGTACAGGTACTGCAAGGAGCATTGGATGATGCGATGCAAACACTCCTAGCCTCAGTCCACAGTAAGGTCCCCATCAGGACAGGAAACCTGAAAGCATCCCATGTCATCGACGAACCAGGACCCTTCGAGAGACGCTTATACCCTGATGAATCACGCGCCCCCTACGCCGAGTACGTGATACTCGGGACAGGACCCCATACTATCGAACCGAAAGATGCGAAGGCCCTCTATTGGCCCGGGGCGGGGCACCCAGTACGCAGAGTGAACCATCCAGGGACAACCCCAAACGATTACCTTGAAAGGGCTGTTATAGGGACAGATATCGAGGGTAAAGTCAAGGAGTACATTGAATTGTTCATTGGAGGCGATTAATCTTGACTGACCAGATAACAGAGGATTTAAAGGCCATACCAGGAGAGTTACAGGGACTACTATTAGGGACAGGATACTTCGATAATGTGCGATTAGGGGCCGTTGAGAACATCCTATCATTCAAGGGGAGAACAGCAACAGTCTACATGCGCAGAGGAGATACGGAGACCACTATGGGCTCCTACAACCTACCATTAACCATTGAAGCTATCATAGGAGTCCTGGTGAGAGGAGCGAGGGATAAATCACACACGAAAACCTATGAAATAATCCTAGACCTACTGGATAAGTTCCGGAACAACACAGCATGGACCACACTCAACGGGAGGGTTAGACACGCCCGGGTTGAAGAGTATGAAGTGTTCCCATACAATACAGGCCGCACCTACATAACAACAGGAATACTACGCGTCAAATTAGATGTTAGGAGGAGAATAAGATAGAGGTGAAAAGGTAATGCCATCAATAAGATATTTCGGATTCAAAAAAGAGACAAGCTTCGGCGAGGAAGCCACAGGGTCAACATTCGACATTGACGTTGCATCAGCAGCATTAGATGTCCCGGACGATCCTAATATAGAGGTGCCGACGCTCAACAGGTTCCAGATGAAGCACATACCAGGATACTACGTCCCTAAAGGATCAGTGGAGTACCCGATTGATATACAGACAATCACACACTTCCTGTACTTCGCACTCGGGGGGTACACGTGCACTGAAGGTACAAGTGGGCAGAAGAACACACACGAACTCTACGCGACGCAAAGCCATGTTCCTCACAGTTTCACGGCACGTATAGGCAAGGATAACTTCGAACACGTCTTCCTCGGGACCGTCATCGACAAATTAAACCTCACCGTGGAGGATGATGTCGCGACGATGAAGATGGATATGCTGGCGAAGATGGATAAGCGGGCCACAATCAGGACAGACTTAACACAGCCACCAGGCGACCTGTTCCCAATCGCATTCTACAATGCAGGGACAAGCATAAACACCATGGACATCAGTTCAGACGTGAAATCATGGGAACTGGAATTCAGTAACGGGATCAAAGAGGACAGGGGCCGTGGACAGGGCAGCAGATTCCCCTACTACTTCGAGCAGGGGGAAGGGGAATGCACATTAACACTCAAGTTACGCGATGATGACAGTGAAATCCTTGAAAGGTTTTGGGGGGCTATCGGATCCACAGAGCCCGGCACAACACCACATACACCTTTCTCAGTGACAACAACATTTAACAGCGGATCTTATGGTACGATGACAGTGAAATTCCCACGCTGCTACTTCAAGAAGATAGATACTTCGATTAAGGGCGCGGATCCCAGGGAGCCAGGCATAGAGATTGGCTGTGAAGCCGAGGAGGTCACACTCCTCGATGGAACAACTAAGAAGGTCACACCAGTCTACTTTAAAGTAGAGAATGACCTGACAAGCCTGATATCATAAATCAAATTATGGAGGGGAATAGTTTTGAGTAATATAGACATCTTAAAAAAACTAGTGGAAGGACGAGAAGACAGACAGGAATACTCATTTGAAGGATTAGACGCTCCAATAACCCTAAGACCATTAACAAGCGGGGAGCTAGTGGAATTACAGGCACTTGAGAAGAAGGGGATGGCGGCGACTATGAAGATCAAAAACTTCGCCGCCCTCACACCCCAGGAACGCAGAAAAAAGGCCCGTGAACAGGTCCAGGACCTTGAATCCAAGCTGGACTTCGGGGAGCTTAGAAGGGCCGCTGCAGAGGTGAAATACCGCGCAATCCATTACAGTGCCGAGATCCCAGAGGAACTGGTCAGGG